GACGGACCAACAATCTACATCTGGTTCAATATCGACGATTAGAGAATTCTTATTCTGCTTTGGCAAGTCTGAGGGTTTCTGGTCTAAGACCTTATCAGGCTTTAGTCATTGCTTCGTGGGCGAGCTTTTGGATGATGATGCCTTCCTAGTTCTTTTTGAACCACTGTTCAAGGGTGCTGTATTAGATGTGATGCTGAATCCTTTCGAGTTCGAAGAGGACTTGACCATTCTGCGGGTGAAGATTAAGTCCATTAATAAGAACCGCCTCATTAAGCCAACCTTTCAAACTTGTTCTACACTAGTACAGTACGTGGCGGGAATTAATTTAGGCCCAATAACGCCGCAGGGATTATATGAGGCATTGACACTGATGGATGCCAAGTGGTTGAAACGTCGTGGGGTATTGGAGGTTAAGTCATGGGAAATGTAATTAGAAGCATTATTAGTCCAGTGGGTAATCTGATATTCAATCATCACAATCGTCATAATCAGGAGCAACCTTCAGCCCCTGACAATTCTGCTGCCATGGCGCAACAGCAGTTAGCGCATCAACAGCAAGTGAATGAATACCAATCTGCTTTAAAGCGTCAACAGGACGAGATCGCGTCTGAACATGGCAAACGTGCGTCAGAACTAGAGGCGGTCACCAAGCGCACACAAGAGGGTATGATGCGTTCGAACAGAGCGCGTAGACAAGGTGGGATATTCACGGAAGCACAGACCACGAATCAACAGCCTTCAGGTGGTAGTTTAGGATAAATATGTCACACTCCATGTCGAAGTTAGAGTATTACAAGAGACGATATAGACGTGCTTACAGCATTTACACGCAATGGATATCTTTACTCCAGGCGTGTTATCACTATTGTATTCCCTATAGAGACTTGTACTACTACACAAATCAATTACAGGGTGTGCAAAAGAATGCAAAAGTTTACGACACCACGGGTGTGTCTGCCACCAATAACTTCGTATCCAAAATTCATATGGCATTAACGCCCCCACAACAGAATTGGGCTTTTCTAGATGCTGGTACTGAGATACCTGAAGACCAGAAAGATGAAGTCAATATCATACTACAAGATCAGACGGATATCTTATTCAATTATATACGCAGCTCTAACTTCGACTTGGCGGTCAATGAGTGTTATTTTGACTTAGCTGTAGGTACGGCTGTGCTGTGTATTAATGAAGGTGAGAGCGACGATAAGCCTTTAAAGTTCTATTCCATTCCTTTGAGCCGTGTGTGCTTTGAAGAGTCTATCAATGGCTACATTGAGTCTGCCTATCGGTTTTGGGAAGAGACTAAGATATCAGAGATTCAGATCATGTGGCCTCATGCCATATTGCCGGGTTGGATGACTTCGATGCTAGAGGTTGATCCGAATGCAACGACTAAGAATCTATATGAAGGAGTTGTGTATGTACATGGTGATAAGTTACCTTACAAATATGTGTTATGGGTGGATTCAGATATTTTACTTGAGCAAGAGGAGCCTATTAGCCCCTGGGTCATATTCAGGTGGTCGAAAATCAACAACGAAACCTACGGCCGAGGGCCGATACAAAACGCTCTGCCTTCATTGTTGTCGCTTAATGAGCTTTTCAGGATCGAATTGGTTACCGCTAATCTCAATTGTGCTAAACCTATTATGGCTTGGTCTGATGGCGTATTTAATCCTTGGACCTTCTCGTTACAACCTAACACCATTATTCCTATAGCCCCGAACAGCACTGGTCAGTTTCCATTACAGCCGATGCCGGATACTGCGAACCCACAATTCTTGCAGTTGACGGCACAAGATCTCCGCATACAAATTAATACATTGATGTATGCCAATCCCATGGAAGGGTTACGGGATAAGCCAACGCGTACGGCGACTGAGTTAACCATTAGACAGAATAATCTAGCGGAAGAGATAGGGCCAGCGTTCACACGATTGCAGCAAGAGTTCTTATCTAAGACTATTCAGCGTTGTATATACATATTACAGAAGCGAGGGTTAATGGAGCCCTTAATGATTAATGGAAGGCAGATACAATTAAAGTATAAGTCTCCATTAGTGATAGAGCAGTCATCACAGGATGTGAAGACGTTCTTGACGTTTTTCCAGGTTCTACAAGGTGTGGTGGGTCAAGAGGAGGCCGCCATGTATATCAAGCCAGCTAAGTTGCCCATGTGGTTGGCGGGTAAGTTCCATGTAGATCCGACGATTATTAACACCGAGGAAGAGATGGAAGAAATCTTCAACCAAAAGGCACAAGAGATGCAAGAGGTTGAGCAACTAAACATGGAGGCCGCATATGCAGGATCAGGACAACAGCCACAAGGACAATCCTTACCTCAAGGTTGAGAATCCTTATGGGGATTATGAGAAATCGGTTAAGAAGAACTTAGAGAATAAGCATTCTCAAGACATGTTGAAGGTACAGAGACTCTGTTATCAAGTCTTTCATGTGGGTGAAGATGGACGAGAGCTGTACAAAGAGTTAGAGAATAAATTCCTACTGCAGTCACTTTATAACCCTGGACAAGTGAATGTTGAACAGTTTGCCATGTATTGGGAAGGGTTTAGGGATTGTATTAGAACGTTCAAACAAATGTGTGATATGCATGGGCAAATGATTAAGGAGATGTCATGACCGATGGACCTTGGTATATCGATGAAGGAAAGGTAGGACAGGGGCCTAGGCCTGAGTTCTTGCGGCCTAAGTACACATCAGTCATGGCACAGGCTAAAGCTTACACTGAGCTTGAGAAGCGCTTTGGTGAGGCACCAGAACATTATGACTTAGGGGCTTATGCTCAGCATGTGGATGTGAACAATAGGCATTTGAAAGAGTTCATGGGTCATGCGAAAGAGCATAGGCTGACACAAGAGGCTTTCCAAAAGATGATTGGGTCGTTTGTGGATTACGATAGATCTATGCAAGTAGATGTCAGTGCAGAGATAGCGAAGTTAGGGCCTGATGGGCCTAAGAAGGTACAAGTGGTGGACCAGTGGGCTAAGAATACCTTGAGTCCAGATCAGTATAAGGCTATGAATGGTTTGCCTCAAACGGCTGAGATGGTGTCAATCTTGGATGAGTTGAGACAGCGCATGATGAATGCGAGTTCTAAGACTCCTAATGACAGTGCGGGTTCAAACTTTAAGCCCCTTTCAGAGGCTGAGGTTAGGGCTGAAATTAGGAGTAATCCTGACAAGTATTTGAATGACGCGGCCTTTCGAGATCAGATGAGACAAAAGTTAGAGTTGGCGGTGGGTAAGAGTTAAAATATTGCTCATTTGGGCAACCTTAATAAAATAGTAACTAAGATTCCAATGATGGCGGGAATACTCAGGCTTAATGTCCATAATATTACATTTATCTTTATATTCATCCATTCTAATTTGTATTCCTTTGCAAACTCCAATAAAGCTATCTTCAAATCCTTCTTAGTAGCCAATTCATCTATATTGTCACTAGAGCACCTAAACATAATCTCTGCCTCATCTAATGCCTTGGTAGCTGCCATTGATTCTTGTTCAGTGAATCCACCGGCCAAATGGTCTTTATAAATCTTCAATGTGTCTATGTGTCTCATGGTTATCTCCTTCCCATCCATTATCCGTGATAGTTCACACATAGTCAACTTGCACAATTTAAACCATTGACTAAACTTAAGTTAGTGATTTGCGGTTTTAGACACCTTAGAAGGCTTGCCCGAAAGGATACCGAGAGACCTGAGCCTAAAAATGAAGCAATGACGATAGGCGGTAGCTTATGGCTACTCAGTATTGATTGTTATTTTTAGGAGGCTCTCATGGCTTTATCCTTATCTAATGTACAGCAAATTGAGTTCGACGAACTCGTTAAGCTTGAATACCATTCAAGAGGTTTTATTCTACGGGATACGATGCGTCTAAGAACAGACGTTATTGGTAACCAAGTTCAATTCAGAAAGGTTGGTCAAATTATCGCTCAGCCTACGGGTTATCAAGCGAACTTGAATCTACAAGATCCGAATTTCACAGCTTGGGTTGCGACTTTGCAGAAGTACACAGCGCCGACCGGTGTGGATGAAATCCAAGATTTGACGGATAACTTCGACACCAAGCGTGAGCTTGCCATGATTGTTGCAATGGCGATTGGTCGTCGTTCAGATCAGATCATGATTAACTCATTCATTGGTAATGCATCTGCCACAATCGCTGTTAACTTCGGTGGTGGACCAAACACTAATCTTACGTACTTAAAACTACGTCAAGTCGTTGGTCAGTTCGAATCCAATGCAGTACCAGTCGGTGAACGCTTCTTGGCTTGTTCTGGTAACAACCTCGCAGCTTTATTGGCAGACGATCATATTACTTCTCGCTTCTTCACTTCGAATGATGCGGTTGTTGATGGTCAGCTTAACTATAAAGAACTGTTAGGCATGAACTTCAGAATCATTCCAACGATGGCTGAAGGTGGTTTACCCATCGCTGCAAACATCCGTTCCGTATTTGCATGGCACAAAATGTCAAGCGGTATGGGTATCGGTCAAGATATGCGCGTTGAGGTTCATTACATTCCATTACAAACCACATGGTCAGTTGTTGGATTGTTCTTCGCAGGCGCTGTGGTTGTCGATAACCTCGGTCTTTTCCAAATCAACTGTGACGAAACCGTTAACCCATAAGGAGTAATAATCATGGCTTTTGATTTACAAGCAATGTCTCGGGTAAGTGCTGCCCTCGGAATGGATGTCACGATTAATTACTCAAATGGTGCTGGAACCCCGCTAGGGTCTTGCAACATCTGGGCATATAACGGTCTGACAGCTAATGATACACAAGCAACGATTGCGGGTGCCACTTACTTCAATTCATTTGCAAATAATTTGCAAGTGGGTGATTTAATCTGGACCATGGATAATGCACAAGTCGGTCAGTTCTATGCTGTAACCGCTGTTACTTATCCTACAGGCACCGTTGCGGCTTCTGTAACTTTCTCCGCATTTGGAGCAGTTGCAGGCGTATTGGGAACTGCTAATTACGGTGCAGCCACTGTCACTTATGCAAAAATCCAAAACGTAGCAGCTAGTTCACTATTAGGTAATCCTACTGGTGCACCAGCAGCTCCTTCAGAAATAACACTGGGTAATGGCTTGTCCTTCAGCGGAACAACGCTTCAAGTTAGCCCTACCAATCTACAATATGTACGTGTTGCAATGACTGCTGCACAGTGGAACGGTATGTACGCTGCGCCATTCTTGTTAGTAGCAGCCCCTGGTGCCAACAAGCTAATTGTTGTTGAACAAGTGGTTGAGAAGATGACCTTCGTAGCAGCTGCCTATGCTGCTGGTGGTGTTGTTGGTCTTCAATATGACACAACTGCGCACTTAGCTGGAACGGCTGCAACAGGCACTGAAGCGGCTGCTGACTTCTTTGCTGGAGCTTCTACAAGCTTTATGCAAAGCGGCTCTTTAAGTACAGGTGCTGCCTTTACAACTTCGGTTAATAAAGGTCTTTATATCAGTAATGCCACAGGCCCTTTCACCACAGGTGATGGTACTTGGATTGTTGATGTTTGGTACAGAGTTGTAGCAACCGTTTAAGAAAATAGACTAGGGGGTCTATAAGGCCCCCATGTTGAGGTGATTATGGCCTTTACGCGCACGCAAATCATATCTAATGCTATTGCGCTGCTCGGTAAGGGCATGATCAATAGTACTGCTGGTCAATCCACGCTGGTGGACACAGC